TAGAGGGCGGGTTCACCAAGGCCATGTTTGAGTTTACCAACGACATTGCGACGTTCCCCTACGCGATCCTTAAAGGCCCGATCCCGCGCAAGCGCAAAACCATGAAATACATGGATGGCGGTCTGGGTATAGTTGAGGTTGTACGCGACGAGTGGGAGCGCGTAGACCCGTTTAAATTTTACTGGGCACCTTGGGGCGACGACGTCCAGAGTATGCCTGTCATCGAGGTTCACCACCTTACACGCGAAGACGTCGAAGACATGATCGGCATGGAGGGCTACGACGAAGATTCTGTCCGCTCTATTCTGTCAGATTTTGGTGTTGGCGGCTTCGACTGGTTGGACCACGACACCAGTATTATGGAAGACGTTACAGGCGTAGATTTCGATGACGTAAGCGGTGATCTTGTAGCTGCAATACAGCTGTGGGACACGATCCCGGGTGATATTCTGCTTGAGTGGGGCTTAGGCGAAGAAGAAATTCCAGATCCCCAAAAATCCTACCCCTGTGAAGTTTGGATGGTTAACAACACGGTCATTCGTGCTGTGCTGAACTACGATCCGCTGGGTCGTAAACCGTATTACATCACTAGCTTTGAAAAAGTACCTGGGCGGATCGACGGCAACGGTGTTGCTGATCTCTGCATGGATGCGCAAAACATGTGTAATGCGGCTGCGCGTAGCCTTGCCAACAACATGGGTATCTCCAGCGGACCTCAAGTCGGCGTAAATATCAGCAGACTTCCTGCTGGCGAAGACATCACGCAGATGTACCCGTGGAAAATCTGGCAGTTCAAGCAGTCAGAATACGGCGATGCTAGCCCACCCATGACCTTTTTTCAGCCAAACTCTAACGCTGCGGAGCTTATGGGGGTGTTTGATAAGTTTATGGCTTTGGCCGACGAAGTTTCAGGTATCCCTCGTTATATGACAGGCCAGCATGTTCCCGGTGCGGGACGTACTTCCTCGGGGCTGTCTATGCTGATGTCTAACGCTGGCAAAAGCATAAAACAGGTAATCAGTAACGTTGACCATGATGTGATCTCACCGATGGTGCAGCGTCAGTATCAAAGGAATCTAAGGTATTCAGAAGACCCCGATCTTATTGGCGATGTCCAAATTGTGGCACGCGGTGCGATGTCGCTTGTGGTTAAAGAAGCTGAAAGTGTCCGTAAGACTGAGTTCCTCCGTCTTGTTCTGGAAAGCCCTGTTGCACAGCAAATTGTTGGCTTGCCGGGTACGGCTGAATTACTCCGCGACTTGGCGGGTAATCTCAACACCAATGTCGATCGTCTTGTCCCTAGCCGAGAAGATGTTCAGAAGCAGCAAGCCATGGCCCAGCAGCAGCAGCAAGAGATGATGCAGATGCAGCAGATGCAGGAAGCAGCACAGTTGCAAGAAGACGGCACGCAAATGGGCGGTCGGCAGGACAACACGATGAGTCCGCGGCCAAACGGTCGATAGCTCACATGTGTTGACACGTTAACAGATATAAAGTATCTAAACCGCATGATAGACCTGAATCTTTGTGACCCGCAGCAAGCACAAGCGCTGCTTCAGATTAAGGAAACAGGGAATGACCAACTGCCCAGCCTGCTTAGGGCTGAAGCGGAAACCGCCAAGACAATGCTTGTAGTAGCGACCGACACGGTACGAATCCACCGGTTGCAGGGCAGAGTAGAGGCATTTGAAGATTTACTGAAGGCGATAGAAGACGCGCCCAAAGTAGTGAAACGCCTTTAGGGGCATACGAAGCATACCAAGTACGGGATCAGCATACCCAAGGGCGCTGTGATACGGAGTTGACGCTTTAAGGAGACAATATGGCACTACCGAAGCAGGTGCAGGCACAGCTTGCAGAAGTCGAAGAGTACGAAAAAGCGCTAGAAGCCCAGCAAAACCCACAAGCGGTGGAGATGGATACGGAAGCGAAAGTAGGCACTGAGGCAGAAGCAGCACCCCCATCTGACAAAGTAGAGCCAGCTGACACGTCACCGACGGACGTAGAGGAAGAGACTTTTAAGCAGAAGTACGCAACCCTTCTGGGCAAGTACGACGCTGAAGTTCCCCGATTGCACCAGCAGGTGCGAGAACTAAACGGAGAACTTGGGCAAATCCGCAAGGATATAGCTGCTAAACCGGTCGAACCGACAAAGTCGAAGGAGAAAGTCAGTTTTGTAACCGATGAAGATCGAGCCGAGTATGGCGAAGAACTTCTGGACGTTCAGCGACGAGTTGCGCAAGAGGTCTCGCAAGATTACGAAGACCGGCTTGAGCGACAAGACGCGGTTATTGCGAAGTTGCAGGAAAAACTTGCAACCACGGGTAGCCAAGTTGGCGAAATGGACTTTTCTCAGAGGTTGCAACAAGCAGTCCCTGACTGGTCGCAAATCGACAATGATGAACGCTGGGTAGCGTGGCTAAACGAGCATGATCCCATGCTTAGAGGCCAACGCCGGGTTCTAGCGCAGGCAGCATTTGACAACGGTGATGTAGAAGCAGTTTCGGACTACGTGAAACTTTGGAAAGCATCACTCGGTGAACCAGATGCAGCTAAGCAAAATCGCAAGACTGAGCTTGAGAAACAGGTTGCGCCAAATCGTTCTGCTAATTCTACCCGTACGCAGAGTGCAGCGCAAAACTCCAAGGTTTACTCTACCCGTGAGGTAGACAACGCTTGGACTAAAGTTCGCACCTTGAATACCAGAGGGCAGTACGCAGAGGCGGAAAAACTTGAAGCAGAGTTAACCGTTGCGTATATGGAAGGCCGCGTTAGACAGTGATCTAATGTGTTAACATGTAAGCAGCTGTTAAGTCTTAAAACAACTTAGTAGGAGGCCAAAATGGCTGCTGTATTCCCCGTCGTCGGTTCAGGCGCATTCGACACCGACCCATCATACTCCGGTGCGTTTATTCCACAGTTGTGGTCAAACAAGCTGAACGCAAAGTTCTATGCTAACACCATGATGACTGAAATTTCCAACACCAGTTGGGAAGGCGAGATTAAAAACCAAGGCGATACCATTCGTATTCGCCAAGCACCGTCGATCACCATCAACGACTACGCAGGCGCAGGTACTACCCTGACATCTGAAGTACCCGTACCGATCTTCCAAGACATGCAGATCGACCAGGGTAAATATTTCAGCGTACAGGTCAACGACGTACTCGCGCACCAAGCGGACATGGATTTGATGAACATGTTCACTGACGACGCTGCCAAACAGCTGAAGATCACTATCGAAAACGAGACGTTCTTTAACTGGTACGTCACCAACGGTGCCCACGCGTCCAACAAAGGCGCTACAGCCGGTGCGATCTCTGCCGCGTACAACCTTGGTACAGACGTAGCTCCCATCAACCAAGCAACACCCGCAAATGTGCTTAACTGCATCCTGCAAATGTCGTCTGCGCTTGATGAGCAAAACGTACCTGAAGATAATCGTTGGTTGGTTATCTCTCCACGTGACCGTCAGCTGCTGATGCAAACCGACATTGCCCAAGCGTACTTCACTGGCGATCAGTCCAGCGTTATCCGCACAGGTAAAATTGGTATGCTGGATCGCTTCACCGTTTATGTGAGCAACCTGTTGCCCAAAGGCGCAGCGGCTAAAGCTCTCGTTCCCGGTCTGTCTGCGACTGCTACTGGTGCAACAGTGTCTAACGCCAAAGCCCGTCGCATGATGGTTGCTGGCACAAACACTGCTTGCTCGTTTGCTTCGCAGATCAACAAAACTGAGCCTCTGCGTAACCAGACTGACTTTGGCGACATCGTTCGCGGCCTAGCCGTATATGGACGCAAGGTCGTTAAGCCAGAAGCGCTGGTAACAGCTCTGGTCGGCACAGCTTAAACTTAACAGCGTAGGGGGAGGTCCGCTTCCCCCTATTCCCCGGCAGAGGAGCTTACCGTGGCTACTGTTAAAGTAATCGACATTATTGAGCGTGTAGAACACGTCTTGCAAGACACAAGCATTCGCTGGCCTCGCACTGAACTTCAAAGCTGGATCAACGAAAGCTATCTGGCCATTACGTTGTTGCGCCCTGACGCTAATGCCAAAGCAGATACGTTTACATGTGCGGCGGGTTCGCGGCAAGTCTTGACAAAAACTGGAGGCGGCGGGTTTCCTTCGGCTTTGCAGCTGTTAGACGTTACGCGAAACATGAAATCTGGGTCTACGCTGAAAGCAGTACGTTTAGTATCTCGCGCAGTGTTAGACGACCAACGACCCACATGGCACGCTGAAACCCAAAGCGATAACATACAGCATTACATGCATGATCCGCGTCAACCCAAAGAGTTTTTTGTTTACCCCCCCGCAACTGCAACGGCGCAGGTCGAAGTCATTTATGCTGATGCGCCAGCCGCGCACGCTTTAACTGAAAGCCAACTTGACCCTGCTGCCAGCTCGCCCGACACTACCGTAATAAATCTCGACGACATCTACATGTCTCCGATGATCGACTGGGTACTGTATCGTGCGTACAGCAAAGACGCGGAGTACGGAGCAAACGAGCAACGCGCCCAAGCGGCTTACGGGGCGTTTAATGCCGCTATAGGGGCAAAATCGCAAACTGACTCGGCTGTATCGCCGAAGATAGCTACGTCGGTGACATAAAATGGCTGTTGTATGGGAAAAATTCTATCCCTACGTCCAGCCTTACTTGCCGGGTTGTCCTGAGGTTGTGATTGAAGCGCACCTAAAAGAAGCCGCCGCGGATTTTCTCGCTCGTAGTGAAATATGGCGCTTCGACATCGACAAAGATTTTACAACTGCATCTGAAAAAGACTACGAACTAGACACCCCGACCGGTGCGGTCTTGGAAAACATATATGATCTTGTCCTAGATGATCAGCCGTTGGCTCGCGTAAGCGACCGCCACGTAAACGGCACTCGGTTCACCACAGCTGGAAGACCGATGTACTACAGTATCTACCAAGACACTTCGATTAGGCTGTACTCCTCCTC